CTATATTTTGTTGATAGCGTCAATCAGTTCCTCAATTTCAAAATGTGTATATACGACCTCTGTCACGCCCTGCCCTTTATGACCGACAATTTTCTTGATGACCTTGTCTGACACTCCGGCAACCGTCAACATGGAAATGCATGTATGACGGGTATCGTGAGGGCGGTGTTTCATTCCGAGGGTCTCAATAAGTGGCGACCAGTACGAATCATAATAATTCCGGTATTTGAAATGTTCGCCCTCCGGAGTAGAGAGGAGATATTCACAATCATTGAGGTTGTACCAGTATTCAAAGAACGGATAAACCTTTTCGGAGATTGGAGCAGTACGGATTCCGGCAGCAGTTTTCGAGGCGACAATCTTGAAATATCTTTCCTCAAGGTTCACATTTTCTTTCTTGAGGTCGAGGAGTTCGCCGATTCTGCATCCGGTATATATCAACATGAGGATGACGGTATAATATATATTTGAATCCTTGACATCCCATAATTTCGCAACCTCTGTTTTTGAGAACGGTTCACGGTTGTATGCGTTGGGATTGCCCGCCTTTTTAATGTCGAGGTATTCGACAAGGTTTCGTTCTTTTGGAATAATCTCATGAATCACAGCGTATTTGTACATCAGACCGAATAATATTTTTAATTTCCGGAGTGTGGGATAATTCTTGCCGGATTCATCGACGACCATTTGCAGGTGGTCAAGTTTTACATCAACAAAACGCATCCGTGCAAGTTTATCACATAACGCCCATGCTGCACGGTAGCCTTTGACGTTGGAATCACTGACAGTCGGAAAATGTTCATCAGACCATCGCTCATATACATCCTCGAATGTAACCTTTGCAGCATTCACATCATAAGGATTTGCATTGAACTCCGCAAGTGCGGTCAATGCCTCTTTACGGGTCGGGTAATATCCGACGACCGTATATAATTGTTTTGATTTACCTGTTTTCGGGTCGATTTCCCATCCTTTTGTCTTTTTTGCGACATAAGGATTCCGGCGATTTCCCGATAATTTGTAAACCGTTCCGAATCCGTTCGGTAGTTTCATAAAATCACCATCCTAAAAAAGAGTATAAAAAATAAAACCAATGCAAAAAGCACGGTTTTATGATAGAATGGTATTTGCAGGAACTATCTATCAAGTGCCTTTTGCAGGAGCATGAGACGGAAGTTTCACAAAGGCGATTCACGTTGCAGCGTGGGTCGTCTTTTTTATTTGCAGTTAGCGAAACAACCGTAATTTTGAACGGAAATTTTCTCTCTGTACACTTTCCTTGAGAAAGGAGGTGAGCAGGATGAAAATTCTCGTTTGGGAAATGAGAACCTCAAAAGGGTTCACATTGATGGAGTTATCGAAGAAATCCGGAATCGGAAAATCTACGATAAACAACATCGAAAACGGCAAGGTGTCGCCGACATTGTTTCAACTTGAAATGATAGCGATTGCGTTAGGCGTGAACATCACCGACCTGTTTGAATCCGAATACAAATAATTGTATCACATTGCAGCGGGATTCCGGCAGCAGGAGGAACGATTTCCACGATTATGGAAATCAATCTCGATATTTCCACAATCATGGAAATATATGATACAATGCAATTCGGAAAGGGGGTGGTGTCTCCCTTGAATTACAAAGAGGCTATTGTCGAAATAGTCGGAAAGATACACAGCGAACGCATCCTCAAGAGGATATATAAATTCGTGTTGTATCTATACACACATGAGACTGGCAGTTGAAAGACTGTCAGTCTTTTTTAATAACTGAAATATATTCATCCAGTTCATCAACGGAAATTTTGCCTTTTCCAACCAAATAACCAAGCAAGGAAGAACAGACCATGCGGATGTCTGATTCATCAGACTGGGATAACAGTTTGAAAAGGACATTATACAAATCATTATTCATCAATCTCACCTTTTGAGAAACGAATCGCCTTTTTCATTAAGCGGTCAAGAGCTGCGATGTCCTCGTCACTCAACTCAAGCATAAATTTGAAAAGGTTTTTTCGTGCCTCATCCTCACCCGCCATGATGCGGTCAATGCGTTCGATGAAATCATCGTCCGTGTCAACGAACATTTCGCCCTCACCAGTAGTCAACCATATATAATCAACTCCAAACTCACGGCAGATTGCTTTTGTCATTTGGTCTGTGAGAGAATTGCGACCATTTTCTATTGCACTAATAGCATTTTTTTTAACGCCCAAACGTTCACCAAATTTTTCAAGAGTGAGACCGAGAGTTTTTCTCAATTCTCTGACACGTTCGTTTTCTGTCATGTTTATCACCTCCATGTTCGTAGCATAGCACAGCAAAAAAAGAAAATCAATAGAAAAAGTACACTCAAGATACAAAAAACTGTTGACAAAGTATTTTGAAAATACTATGATGTATTTACAAGATACAAACAGGAGGCGAAAAAGTGGCAGAAATAAGAAATGAATACGGTGGATGCAGTATTGAAAGATGCATCAATTTTGAACGGCGTGAGGGGTACATGGAGAACATGAGAGTTGAAGTGAAAACAGATGCGATGCTATCTCCGGAAAAAACAAAAGAAATCACCTCGATTGTTGAAAAGGCAATCGGAGAGATTAGAAAAACAGTGGAGAAGTGGTGACGCACTCCTCCACAAAGAATTATTTCGTCTTTGCAGCAAGCCAAGCAGCACGGACAATCAGTTCTCCGGTCGGAGTATTGAGAATTTTCCGAAATTCCTCAATCTCCGATTCGGAATGACCTGCATCCTGCAAAGAGCGAATGAGTTGAGTTTTGAAAAGTTCATAATTCATGGTTTTCACCTCCTGTCATTTTGAAATGGTAGCACATTCATTATACTGCGAGGACGAAAAGCAGACAACTCAAAGCCGAAACGGGGCAGCAGTCGCCCCGTCAGTGTCCGGATGGCAACCGACACTCTGACGATGGCAAGCCGAAAGACATCGTGCAGCGATACCGTGGGAAACATGGCAGCGGTCGCACCTGCTACAAAGTGCGTGGATGGTCAACAGGTTTTTCTTGATTTTTTAAGGTGAAAAATCAAAACACGGTGTACATTGCCGGAAAAGAGGTGGACGGGATGAAAAGACCGAGAGAACCACCAACAGGAGGAAACAAGATGAATATAGGACGAATATTGCCGACAGAGGCAGCAGCAATCCTCAATGTGTCACCGCAATTCGTGAGGGTAGCAATGCAACAGGGAAAACTCCCGATTGGAACGGCGGTGCAGATGTCCTCAATTTGGACGTATCACATTTCGGAAAAACTGCTTGCAGATTATTCCGGAAAGAACATAGAAAAAGAGATTGAGCGAATCCGAGGAGGTGTTGAAAAATGACGAGAAACGAGAAAAAGGCAGTAATTGAGAGCATGGCAGAAAAATTCATGAATATCGACGACCTTGAGGGAAAGTCAATGACCATTATGGTGATGTCTGCGTATGCCGAGGGTAAGGCAGCGGGAAAAGCAGAGGAGCGTCGCAGATGGGAACAGAAAGAGGCGGTTGCAGCCGTTTGATGAAAACGCCCCGTCATAATGGCGGGGCAGTACATAGCAGGAGCATGAAAGCAAAGACGATGACTGTTGCAGCGGTCGGAACGGAACAGGAGGAAACATGAGTATTGCAAAAAAGGAAAAACGTGCAATCGAATATTTGAAAGCGTTTGAACCAAAGGACGAACCGTATTATCTGTGTTACAGCGGTGGAAAGGATAGCGACTGTATTCGCATACTGGCAGAACTTGCGGGGGTAAAGACTGATATAAAACATAATTTGGCAACGGTTGACGCACCGGAAACAGTGCATTATGTGCAAAAAACGATAGGCAGAGAAAACATTGAACATCCGGAGCTGACAATGTGGCAGTTGATAGTCAAGAAAAAGATACCACCGACAAGACTTGCGAGATATTGTTGTGCGGAACTAAAAGAAAAAGGCGGTAAAGGCAGGGTGAAAATAACTGGCGTTAGATGGGCAGAAAGTAAAAACCGCAGAGACAACGGAGGCGTTGTCAAAATACTGGGAAAAGAAAAAACAATGGAAAAATTAGCAACAGAGAACGAACTTGATTTCATAAAGACGGGAAAAGGTGGAATTGTGATGAATAATGACAATTCAGAAACAAGGCGTTTTGTGGAAATGTGTTACAGAACAACCTCGACGATGGTAAATCCAATTATAGACTGGGAAGATGACGAGGTATGGGAATTTTTGCATTATTACGGGTGTGAATCAAATCCACTGTACCAGTGCGGACAAAGGAGAATCGGCTGCATCGGATGCCCGTTGCAAGGGTTCAAAGGAATGAAAGACGATTTTCTTTTATATCCAAAATACCGAGCAGCGTATGTCAGAGCATTTGACAAAATGGTGATTGCAAGGGAACAGGCAGGGTTGACAAATAACGGTTCGTGGAGAGATGGCGAGAGTGTTATGAGATGGTGGGTAGGAGACGACCCGAATCAAATGACATTAGAGGACTATTTCAAAAACGTGGGAATTGACTGGGAATAAAAGAAAAAGGACAACCATTGCAGTGGTCGTCCTTGTGATAAGAGCAGAGGAGGAAGATGTGACAAGAAAAGAAAACTTGCGGTTGCGACCGTATAAAAGACAACAGCAAAGGAGTGAGAAAATGAGATTTTATCATGCAGCACCAAAAGAAACAATGATGAAGATATACGCCGAGGGCGTTCTCAAAAAGTCGTGGGATGGCGTTGTCTATATGTGCAAAGACCCGATTGACGCTTGCAAGTTTCTTGTGATTAGAGGAATGAGACAAATGAGCGTCATTGAGTTGGAACTTGATGAAAAGGAGGTTGAGGAATCACACGACCATTCAGAGACATTTTTCAAATGCAAGGCATACATAAAACACGGAGACATTGTTCTCTCCGGAGACGAGAGAATATTCGACTATGATTTTGAGTAAAGAAAAAGGACATCCGTTGCGAGCAGATGTCCGGTGCAAGTCGTGTCAGACTTGAAATTCACTAGAAATATTATAGCAAATCTGACACAAAAAAGCAACTTGAAAAGAGACCGAAAAGGTCTATAAAATCAAGGGTTTTCGGAACTTTTATCGTCCTTGTAATAGATAATAACAAGTCTACGAAAACATAACAGGAGGCATGTGTCAGATGGCAAGAAAAAGAGGGATGCAGTTTATCCCGTATGATTATGAGGCAGCATATAACAAGGCGATGGAGGACATGCATGAATGGTTCATTGAGAACCTGTTCCAACATCGAAAGAAAGTGATATATGCACTCAAAGAGATAACAGCAGGAGACCAGTTTGAAATTGAGATATATCCACAGTTCCGGAGTATGGATGAAGTACCTCCGGAGGGGAGGACAATCAAGAAAGACAACAACAAGGCTCAGAAGAATCTGAATGACAAGAACGCAAGGAAATACGTTGAGAGACTAATCAACGAGAATTTCAGTGACCGTGATATTTGGATGACATTGACCTATGATGACGCACACCTCCCGCCGGATGGGGATGTTGATGCAGCAATCAAGAATGTGCAAAAGTACATCCGACGCATCAACTATCAGAGGAAAAAGAGAGGTCTCCCGAATGCAAAATATATCTATGTGACCGCATACAATCCGGATGCGGAAATCAGATGGCATCATCACATTGTCATGGATGGTGCTTTAGACATGGAGACAGTTGAATCCTGCTGGAAACAGTCAAGCAGGAATGAGGTTCGCAGGTTGCAGACAGACGAAAACGGTCTGTCCGGTATGGCGAACTATATCGTCGAAGAAAAGAACCGTGTTCCGTCGGAAAAGAGATGGAACAGTTCGCAGGGATTGAGAGACCCACGAATCAAGGTCGTACACTCCAAACGTCCGGCAGCAGGAGGCAGCTATAAAAAAATAGGGTCATTTGTTGACAGTATGGTCAAAGATAGGGATTCAATACCGGAGATATTAAAAAAGTGGTATCCGGACATGGATTTCACGAACGCAAATGTGTACTACAACGATTTTAACTGCATGTTTTACATACATGCACGAATGAGGAAAAGGAGGATACAAAGTGAAAAGACGGAAAAGACAGGCAAGACATGCAGGACGACGTGATGCGTTCCATTTGACAAGGTTTTCGATGGTATGTCCGAGGACTGGGGGAGCGATGACCTTGAGGGATTCGTACTTTATAAGTTACCGGAACAGTATGCGGATAAAGGCTATTTTCCGGAAAAAATGCAGATATACACAAGATGTCTATGCAAGCAAAATGACGTTCCCTATGCCCTTGTACTGGCAATCATTGAGCATGAATCCGGATATGAATTTGACAAGGTCGGAGACGGCGGGCAGTCAAAGGGATATATGCAGATATATGAGAAATGGCACACTGACCGGATGAAACGGTTGAACTGCACCGACCTCATGAACCCATATCAAAATGTGAGGGTCGGGATTGATTTCCTGTCGTACCTGCTCAAGAAATACGGCACGGTGCAGGATGCACTTGCAGCGTACAACTACGGTGAAAAGGGTGCGAGGGAACATTTGTGGAGCAATGGCGTGTATGTCTATTCATACAACAGTGCAATCATGCAGAGAATGAAAGAGATTGAGGAGGTGGTCGGGAAATGAGTTTTGACTGGCGACCGGAATCAAAAGACAGGTATTTCAGAAAAGCCGAGGCAGCAGTCAAGGCAGCAGGATTCGATGACATCCTGCAAATCAGCAAAGAACAGTTTGCAATCACGAAAAGCACGGTCAAGGTGTATTTCAAGCCGATTCCGAGAGAGGGAAAGACCCGCCGATGGTGGGAGGCAAAGAAAAGCATCGCAGGGATGCAGGAGCAGTCCGGAGGGCGTGACGAGTTCGGCAGGAAAAAGAAAACCATTTTTATTCATGCCTATATGGTTTTAGAAATGGAGGAGCAGGACAGGTGAGGGCAGGAAAAATCATTGAAAGAATCAGACACATGCTCAAGGTCAAGGACTGCAAACATGTATGTCTGTTCTGCGAATATTATGACATGTGCAAAGAGGAGGCGAAAGCGAATGAACATGAGATATGCAAAGAGAAGTGAGGATACGGAGCAAATCAACGTCGTGTCATGGGCGGGATGGAACATGAACCGTTATCCGGAATTAAAGTGGTTGTTCCATGTGCCAAACGGAGGCAGTCGAAACAAACAGGAGGCAGTCAAATTCAAACAGATGGGTGTCAAGGCGGGCGTTTCTGATTTGTGCCTCCCGTACCCGAAAGGCTCATACTGCGGGTTATTTGTAGAAATGAAATTCGGGAATAACAGGCAGCAGGACACACAAAAAGAGTTCCTTGCGGATATGGCAGCAGCCGGACATTTTGTTGCAACCTGCTATTCGGCAGAGGAGGCAATCAAGGTCATTGAGGAATATCTGAATTTGTCGGATGCGGTACACATGGAGAGAAATCTGAACATGAGCATCCCGAACAACAGCATCCTCAAGGACGGGAAAATCAAGAATTGAGGAGAAAAGCGATGAAAGTATTGATTGCGTTAGGTATTGCAGCGGTTGTCATGCTTGCGATGGTATTTCTTGCGGTGATTTTATTCGTGGCAGCAGTTGCGGTCGATATAGCGTCCGAATTTATGGACTAAAAAATATAACAGGATAACAGGAGGAAACAACATGAGAATTATTGCGGTAATGTCACCAAAGGGAGGAATCGGAAAAACGACGACATCCGATTCAATCGCCTATATGTTGGGCGAGGAGCAGGGAAAGAGAGTGCTTGTGTTAGACGGAGACCCGCAGGGCGATACATCAAAGACGTTCGGGGTATTTGAACCGGACGGAATCGGAATGAGTGAGCTGCTTGAGAAACATGAATGTGTCGGCGGTACATACAAAACGGGTGATTTGATTCGCCCGACGGAATACTCACACGTTGACATCATTCCGGCGAACGGCTATCTCATGAAAACGGACATGAATTTGCTGCTCAAGTCAGAGGACAATCAAGTCACACGATTGCGTGAGGCGTTGGAGGAGGTAGCAGACGCATACGATTATTGCATTTGTGATTGTGGTCGACTGCTTGACATGGTGGTCATCAATATCCTCATATCGGCAGAGTTAATCATTGCACCCGTAAAGGTTGGAGGATATGAAATCGAGGCATTGCAGAACCTTGAGGAGCAGATTGAGGATTTGAGAGACATCAATCCGGATTTGAGAATCAAGGCACTCATGACCATGCGACAGAAAAACAAGACCTCTCTTGAGGTTGAGGAGTGGTTGAAAGCAGAATCCGGATTTGACATGTTTGTCACACCGATTCGTCGTTCTATCATCGCAGAGAAATCTACAACGGCAATGATACCACTCCCGAAATTTTCAAAGCGTGGGATTGTGTCTCAAGATTACAGATGCGTTGTGCATGAGTTACTCACGGAAATGGAGGGGTAGACGTGGCAGGAATGAGAGCGGTGCATAAAAAGAACGGAACAACATTCAAGTATAGCGGAGATTTGAAAGAGACCATCGAAAAGGCAGAAAAAGAATTGAAAGAGAAAGAGGGAACAACACAATGGCTTTTTCTTAAATGGCAGTACGACAATGCACGGAAAGCGTTTGAGAAGTACAACCGCAGACTGGAAGATTTGAAAGATTTCATAAAACTGGCAAAAGAAGAACTTGCAAAAAGAGAGGAGGCAGCAGGGCATGAGTGAGACAATACAAATTCTTGAATTGTTCGGAGGGATTGGGTCGCCTCGATGTGCCTTGAGAAATTTGAACATTCCAACGAAAGCAATCGACTATGTGGAAATCAATGAAAAGGCGGTGCGTTCGTACAATTCAATGTTCCGTGAGGAATTGGCATATAAAACACAAACGGTTGTCGGATGGAATCTGAAACCGGACATTCTGATTCACGGTTCGCCCTGTCAAGATATGAGCATTGCAGGACATCAAGGAAAAGCCACAGGCGAGGGCAGAATCAACAGAGGAAAAGGTTCAGACGAGGGGAGCGGAACACGTTCCTCCCTCATGTGGGAGACAATACATATCATTGAGAACATGGGCGAATGGCGACCTCGTTATGTAATATGGGAAAATGTGAAGAATGTGAAATCAAAGTACATGAGACCGAATTTTGACAGATACATGGTTGAAATGGAGCGGTTAGGATATACGAATAATTTCGAGGTACTGGATGCAAGAGAGTTCGGATTGCCACAGGCAAGAGAGCGAGTGTTCACGGTTTCTGTTCTGAATGGAGAAAGATTTGAGTTCGATGACCTTATAAGAACACCGATGCGAAATTTGCAGGAATTTCTTGAGGATGATGCAAGTGTTCCGGATGTCTACGATGTGACGCAACCGTCCGTCCTTGCATGTATCGGAGAAAAAGGCATCCGCAGGGCAACGGTTATCACAGATTGTGCATATACAATCACAACAAGACAAGACCGGACACCTGCACAAGTCATTGACCGAGGCGGTGGACGCTATCGTTATTTGACCGAGCGTGAGTGTTGGCGATTGATGGGGTACACGGATGAGGATTTTGACAGGGCGAAAGCAGTACAGGAAAGAAACGGCAAGTATTACAAAGCATTATACGACCAAGCAGGAAACAGCATCGCCGTTCCAATATTCGAGAGCATATTCAGAAAAATAATTTTGCATGAGGTCGCATGAGACCGGAAAGAGAGGAAAGCACATGGGAAACATCGTGAAAACAGCAAAATGCAGATTCTGCGGTCAGATGACGCAGATTGAGGCAGATGAAAAACTGACAGCAGCACAAGCAGAGGAACAGGCAACAATGACATGTAACTGCACCGAGGCGGTCGAGTATCAGAAAGAGAAACAGAGGAAAGAAAAGGCAATGATGAATGTGTCTGCCTTGTTTGGAGAGAACGCAGCACCGGACAAGAGATGCGGTGAGGGCATCGTGAACATCTTAAAGGCAGCAGTCGAGGAGATTTACACCGGAGGACTTGCGAAAGTCACATTAAACCTCCGAGGGGGGGTCAAAGCATCAATTTCACAGAATGCAAAGGGTGAAATCAACGTCGAACGTACAGAGACAAAGAAACAGAAACTCACAGAGTAATAACAGGAGGTTGAACAGATGGCAGCAGGATTCAGCGTGAAAGACGCACTCAACAAGAACAGCAAAGCGGGGATTGATGAATCTCCGAGAGCGAGATTCCGGACAAAGGACATTTCAATTTTCAAGATGTACCGGAACGATATGAATTTTTACAGTGTAGAGCAGATTGAGGAACTGGCAGGAGACATCCTCATGTATGGGTTGAAACAGAACCTTGAACTTGTATATGCACCATGCGACAAGGGCGAATATAGAATCGTAGCAGGTGAAAGACGGTGGGAGGCTCTCAAGTACCTTGTGTCAAAGGGATATAAAGAATTTGAACTTGCAACCAGTAAATTGACAACGCCACAGGATAACGACGAGGAGCAGGTTGAAATCATAATTGCGAACGCATACCGTACAAAGACGACCTCCGACATGATTGAGGAGGAAACACGCCTCAAGGAATCTCTTGAACGCATGAAAGCAGCGGGAAAGAAAATCAAGGGATATGACCTGCAATCCGGACGATTGAGGGATGTGATTTCCTCAATGCTGCATGTGAGCAAAACAAAGATTGCACAAATTGAGGCAGTCAACAACAATCTGATTCCGGAATGGAAAGAGGAACTCAAGAAAGAACGCCTCACATTCTCCGCAGCTTATGAATTGAGCGGAATGACGGAGGATGAACAGCGTGAGACACTGGGGAAATTTTCAGAGACCGGAGAACTGACACACAAAGAAGTGAAAGACATGAAAGAGGCGAAAGCAGCAGGGCAGCAGGTGTCAGAATCCGACACGGAAGAAAACGGCATGAATCCTCCGGAGGCAAGAGCGGGCGACGATTATGAGACACCTCATCCGGAGGGAATCACATCTCTCTGTTATTCCTGCACCGAATACGAGACTTGCAATGTTAAGACCGGAACATGTACCTCATGCGACCAGTACAAGAACCGTGCGGAGGCATACAAGACCGATGAACAGAGATATTCAGAGGAGCAGGATGCAATCGACCGTGAGACAAAGAAAAAACTCCGTGAGATGGAGCAGGAGAAGAAAATGCAGAACCTCCCGTCAGATACACAGGAGACCGGACAGAAAGTGCATCAGATACGCCTTGCAAAGTCGTATTTCGATGATGTAGCAAACGGAATCAAGACATTTGAACTCCGAAAGAACGACAGAGGATATAAAAAGGGCGACATCCTTGAAATGATGGAATTTGCAGACGGAAAAAACACCGGACGCACGGTCAAGGTGCTTGTGACATATATCCTTGAGGACTACACCGGAATTGAGGACGGATATTGCATCATGGCAACCAAACTCATGAAAGACGGTGAGGAGTAATGAGTTACAAACAAAAACATCCGTATTTGATGCAGTTTGTATATATCATCAAATACAGTTTGAAGAATTGGAGGAAATGACATGAATAACATCAAGAGAGGCGAAATGTTCTATATCAGCAGAGGGGGGTGTCGTATAACGGGAGCGAACAGCACTCCGACCGTCCGGCGGTCGTTGTAAGCAATGACAAGAATAATGAGAACAGCAATGTCGTTGAGGTTGTATATATGACCACGCAGCCGAAAACAGACCTCCCGACACATGTGACAGTGAGGTCGACAGGCAGACCAAGCACCGTTTTATGTGAACAGGTCTATTCGGTATCGACAGAACGCATCGGAACGTATATCGGAGAGTGTTCAGACAAAGAGATGGAGAACATCGACATCGCTCTCATGATTTCCTTGCAGCTTGACGGCAACATGAAAACCTCGAAGAAATACAACGAGACAATCAAAGAACAGCAGGAGGAAATTGACCTTTATCGCAAGAAGATTCAAGCGATGCAGGAGGCGTTGAAAGAAAAGGAAAATGAAAAGCCGGAAATCACGGCATCATCAGAGGAGACAATCAGATTGCAGACAGAAAGAGACACATACAAGACCATGTATGAACAGTTACTCAACAGATTAGTGAATGGAGGAGCAGCATGAACAAAAGTACATTAAAGGCAGAATTTATCAATGCGAAAATCAAGGATGCGAAATACATCGGAGTGAGCATCAAGACGGAGGGCAGCAGTCAGCCGGAAATCATCATCAATCCGAGGGAGAATTTCGATGCGAAATTTGATTATTACATGGAGGCATACGATGACGATTTGATTCTGATTGCAGCAAAGGGCAAAAAGGACATCCGCATCGTGGCAGCAGGACACGGAAACCGATTCGAGGACATTGAAAACCAGTTAATCGGGGAAAAGGGCAAAGGTTGGAGAGAATTGATTGCAGGAGCGATTGACAACGCCTATGACCGTTTGATTGCAAGCACACCTCCACAGACGGAGGAGGAAAAGACACATTGCGAAATGATAAAAGAGGCAGTCAAGGGAATGTTCATCAATGAGAGCAGGACGGCAGCGGAGGCAGAGTTCATCAAGACCCATATTGTTGATTATGAGAAAATATTCGATGTCTGCATGAATGGTGATGACCTTGAGTTCAAAAAAGGACTTGTCAGATTGCAGAAAATGCAAAATGAATATGTGATGCAGAGAGAACGGGAGGAAACGGCAAATGAATAAAGTCATATTGATGGGGAGACTTACAAGAGACCCGAATGTCAGATATACGCAGCAGAACAGTTCACAAGAATCCATGTGCGTGGCACGTTACACACTGGCAGTCGACCGCAGAGGTGCAAGAGACGGGCAGCAGTCAGCGGATTTCATTTCCTGCGTTGCATTTGGCAAAAACGGCGAATTTGCAGAGAAGTATTTCAAACAGGGAACAAAAATCGCTATTACGGGCAGGATTCAGACGGGTTCATACACCAACAGAGACGGTCAAAAGATATATACGACCGATGTTGTGATTGAGGAACAGGAATTTGCAGAAAGCAAGAAAGCAGCGGGAGAACAGGAGCAAAATGCGGGTTATACGGATGCAGGTGACGGGTTCATGAACATTCCGGACGGTGTTGACGAACAACTCCCTTTTGCGTAAATGGAAAGGAGGAGCGTGATAATATGGGAATTATGAGCATCGTGAAAAATGTGATTGAGCATTTCAGAAAAGCCGGAAAGACAGAAAATGAGATTTCGGGCATGATTGAACAGGCAGCAGACAGGGCGACAGTCAACAAAGGCGTTACAGAAAAAAAGGAATATAAAAGACCGGAAATCAAGGTCGAAACATCGGCAGAACAGTTCGTCGAGGCAGTCATGCAAACGGGTGTCACAGCGGAGCAGGTAAAAACGGCAATTATGAAAATGTGCGATTCGCAAAGATGCACAAATCGCCAAAACACGAATAACTGGCGTAAAATGCACGGTCTGCCTATGAGAAGAAAGCAGAAAGCGAGGAAAAAACATGAAAGAGGAAAAGGAGCAGACGGTCATTGAAAAAACCTTGCTATATCTTGAGAATTATCGTGAAATGGAACGATATATCAATGAGGCGGTATCAGAGACCTCTCAAGTGCCGGATATAGGCAAATACAACATATCAGCAGAAAGAGCGTTCCTGCAATCGGTTAGAGAGTGCCGTGCAGAGACGGTCATTCTGTTCGAACATCTCAAACAGGCTCTTGCATCACTCAAAGAGGATGCAGAGGCAGCAGGTGAGGGGTACAAGTACGACGCACTTGAGGCAGTCTATATCAAGGGCAAGACATACGAGGATATAGTGAGGGAGACAGGATGCGGACGCAACTCACCGAAAAAGTGGTGCAAGGTCATGATTCAACGCCTGTCAATCAAATTATTCGGTGCAAAAGCGATTGAAAATGATAAAAACGGAGTGAAAACAGGGTGAAATGAGGGTGAAAATAGGGGTAAAAAGTGGGTGAACAAAAGGCAAAATAAACGTGATAATATGTTAGCGTGAACAGTTGAGACGAGCGATTGCAGATATGCAGTCGCTTTTTTCTTGCCTGTTTGCCCTCCTGTTATATGCGGGTAAGTGTACACAGTAATGTGCATAACTGCCCGCCTCTTGTGGATAACAGGACAGGAGAACCAAGGAAGAGAGGAGAACGCAGATGCTTTTGAAATCATGCAGGTGTGGCAAGTTGATTCCACAGTCAGTAAAGATGTGCGAGGAATGTGAGCAACGGCAGCAGTCGAGGCACATGATATACAACAACACACGGCGAGACAAGAGAGCAGCCGAGTTCTATGTGTCAAAGGAATGGCGGGCGATGCGGGAACGTATCATTGAGGTCTATGACAACGTGGATATATACGCATTGTATGTCGAGAATGAACTACTCACATGCGAACCAGTACACCACATAGTTGAACTTGAGGACGACTGGGAACAACGCTTGAATCCGTTCAACCTCATACCTCTCAACCATAAGACACACAACACAATCACTGCTCTGTATAAGCAGAGCAAAGCGAGCATGAGAGCAACACAGAAACAGTTGAGGTCACTGATTGAGTACCACTTTCGAGAGGCAGGGGGATATAAAAAAGTTTTGTGCGATTCATTTCTAGTCGCACCCCCTCTTTTCCCTGGAGAAAACTCCCCACGAGAATTTCAGTAGATGGGTATATCCGAAAGAGGTGTCAGAATGTGACACAAAAGCACTGAAATACTGACGGAAAGGAGGTTTGTTGCATCATGGCAGGACAAAGACAACCTACAGATTTGGTTGTGATGAACGGGCGAAAACACCTAACAAAAGCCGAGATTGAGGCACGAAAAAACGCCGAGGTCACAGCACCATGCGACAAAGTGAGACCTCCGTCATATTTGACACCGGAACAAAAGAAACAGTTCCGGAAGATTGCAAAAGAATTACTCGAAATCAAACTGATTTCAAACCTTGATTGCGATGCACTGGCAAGACTACTCATTGCACAAACGCAGTACATCGAAATCACAGAGCAAATCAGAGCAACTCCATTGATGGAGGATGTTCCAGTCTATGAGATGCGGGAAAATCCGGACACGGGCGAAAAAGAACGTGTGCAGGTCGGTACAAGACAGGTCGTTTCCGGAGAAAGAGAACGCCTCATGATTATTCAAGACCGCTGCATGAAACAGTGTAGGCAGGGAGCATCAGATTTCGGACTGACAGTTTCCTCCCGCTGCCGTTTGGTCGTACCGAAACCACAACAGCAAAAGCCGGAGAACAAATTTGCGAAATATGCAAATTAAGGCATGGCAAAAGCAGGAGAAACACAAGACCGCTGCACACAATACGCCCTTGATGTCGTATCGGGCAAGATAACAGCCGGAGAATATGTCCGTCTTGCATGTCAGAGGCATCTTGACGACATCGAAAAATCGAAAGCAGCACCGTACAAATACTATTTCGACGTTGAAAAGTCGGAGGAAATCATCAATTTCGCAGAGGAATTGACCATTGCAGAGGGCGAGGAAAATGAGCATGTGACGGCATATCCGTTCCAGTGTTTCATTTTAGGGTCGCTCAATGGATGGAGAACAAAGGAAAAGTCATACAGACGATTCAGAACATCCTATGTGCAATTAGGACGACAGAACGGAAAATCGTTCATCAATGGTATTTTGGCGTGTTATTACGGCAATTTTGACGGGTACAAGTACGGAAAAATATTTTGTACGGCTACAAAGCAAGACCAAGCGAACATCGTTTTTGACGAGGTCGCAAAATTCATCAATTCCGACGAGGATTTGTCAGAGTGGTTCAAGGTTCACGACCACAACCACACGATTGACTGTTTGCTGACACATTCGGAAATCAAAGCGTTGTCCGGAGACACAAAGTCACTTGACGGACACCGTGCATATTTGGGAATCGTCGACGAGTATCACGCACACAAAACAAATCAGATGTACAAACTGCTTGAGGGCGGTATCAAGAAACTCAAGTCGGCGTTGATTTCAGTTATTACGACAGCAGGGTTCGACCTCAAGTCGCCGTGCTACAAATTGTATGAGTATTGCTGCAATCTACTCAAGGGCGTTTTCGAGAATGACAGTCAGTTTGTCTACATCGCACAGATGGACGAACACGATGACAGGTACACACCGGAAAACTGGATAAAAGCGAACCCGATTCTTGAGTTTGACAGGGATGCACTTGAGAACCTCATTCCGATTGCACACACTGCCCGTGATATGGGCGGGGAGGACTTGAGAGATTTCCTTGTAAAGCAGTTGAATATGTGGATGCAGTGGTCAAATTCGCTGTATATCAAGGACATTGCATCATGGAAAGCATGTGCAGTTTTGAAATCACTCAAGGATTTCAGAGGGTCAAAGTGCTATGTTGGCGTTGACTTGTCATCCGGAGGAGACTTGACATCAATCGCAATCGTGATTCCGTTCATGGTGGAGGACACGAAAAAATATTTTGTTCACACACATTCGTTCATCCCGTCCTCAAGGGTGGATGAACACATCAAGACTGACAAAGTACCATACGACGTATGGATTGAAAAAGGTCTTGTGACGGTAACGGAAACACTGGGAGGAATCAAGACAGATTACAAATACATCATCAGATACCTTGAGGATTTAGCGAGGGAATACAACCTCAAACCGCAGTTGATTTGTTACGACCCGCACAACGCATCGGCGTTCCTGTCAGACCTTGAGGCGATGGGATTCGATTCAATCTCTGTCACACAGACAGCAAAAGAATTGAACGATGCGACCGTTGATTTCAGACTTGAGATTCTTGCGGGCAATGTGGAGATTGAGGGAATGGAAGTCGGAAAAGAGGGCAACAAGATAGTTGTTCCGGTTGACAGCCTGCTTGTTTGGTCGATTGCGAATGCAAAGACCATTTCAAACAATTACGGTGAAATAAAGATTGACAAAGACATTACGACAGAACGAATCGACCCGATTGACGCTATCATCGACGCATGGAAACACGCAATGAAAGAGGAATACAGTCCGGATGTGAATGAAACTGTCAATGAATGGCTTGAGCAATATGAAAAATATATGAAGAAAGGCGGTGAGAAATAAATGAATCCGTTTCAGAGATTGGGAGTAAAAATTTCAAATTGGTGGAGAGGCGAACCACAGAACGACGGAGGGAAAATGACATTGAACTCACCGTCGTTCCTTGAGCGAATAGGACTGAAAAGAAAAGGGAAACCGACATCAGAGGTCACATATTTCACATGTCTCAAGATGCTGTCAGAAACCCTTGCAAAAATGCCTATCAAATATTATCAGAAAACGGACAAGGGAATCATTGAGGCAGAGGCGACAGATACATCAAAACTGCTCTCAAAAAGACCGAATCCGTTCATGACACCAACAACATTTTGGAACACGGTTGAAATCAACCGCAACCATTACGGAAACGGCTATGTGTATATGAGAAAGAAGTTTGACCGAAAGAAATTCGGCGGTGAAATAAAAATCGTTGATTTGTGGGTCATGCAGTCAAATTGTGTGCAGATAGTCGTTGATGATGCAGGGATATTCGCAGGAGTGGGGCGTTTGTGGTACGTCTACACAGACCCGACATCCGGTCGTCAATATGTGTTTAGTACAGACGAGGTGATGCATTTCAAGACATCATTCAGCTTTGACGGAATCACAGGACTACCAGTGCAACAGATATTGAGAGACACGGTTGCAGGTGCATCCGAATCACAGGCGTTTATGAATAACTTGTATGAGAGCGGTCTGACAGCAAAAGCGACGCTTGAATACACAGGAGAGTTGAACGAAAAGGCAAAAGAGGCACTTGTCAAATCGTTTGAGGAGTTCGGCAGCGGGGCAAAGAACACAGGAAAAATCCTACCTGTTCCGCTAGGAATGAAACTCACACCTCTTGACATCAAACTGACTGATTCACAGTTCTTTGAACTGAAAAAATATAACGCCTTGCAAATCGCCGGAGCGTTCGGAGTGAAACCGAATCAAATCAACGATTATTCAAAGTCGTCATATAGCAATAGCGAGATGCAGCAGTTATCATTCTACGTCGACACAGAACTGTTCATCATCAAGCAGTATGAGGAGGAAATCAATTTCAAAATGCTGCCGGATGAAGATACAGACGACGGATATTATTACAAATTCAACGAAAAGGTATTGTTCCGCACCGATTCAAAAACGCAGATGGAGTATTTGAGAAACGGTGTCAATGGAACGATTATCAAACCGAATGAGGCAAGACGTAAACTCGACATGGAAGATGCGGAGGGAGGCGATGTCCTACTTGCTAACGGTAGCATCGTACCGTTGACGATGGCGGGTGCAGCATATTTGAAAGGTGAATCCGAGCAGGAGAACACCGATGAACCGGAGCAACCGGAGAAAGAAACAGAGCCGGACACAGAGCAGCCGGACACAGCAACAGAACCGGACGAAACCGACACGGCAGAGGACGAGACTGACGAGGAGGGAGGTGAATAAGCATGGCAAAGAAAAGACGTTTTGATTTCACAAAGAAAAATAAACGCAGCGGAAAAGTTGAGAATGTCGGCTATTTGGATTTAGAGCAGGACGAGGAGCAGAGCAGATGTTCCTTGTATTTCTACGGTGACATTGTATCAGCGACATGGGAATCTATGTGGTATGAGGAGGACAGATGTCCGCAGGACATCGCAGATTTCCTCAACCAGTTAGATGGATATGAGGACATTGACATCTATTTCAATTCCGGCGGTGGAGATGTATTTGCAGGACTGGCAATCTACAACCAGTTAAAGCGATATGACGGACACAAAGTCGGATATGTTGAAGGAATGGCTGCATCCATTGCATCAGTCATCATGTTTGCATGTGACGAACTGCATTTCGCAACAGGTGCTCAAGCAATGATTCACAAACCGTTATGCATGGCATACGGAAACGCAGACGATTTCAAGGCAGTCATAAAGCAGTTGAATCTCTGCGAGGATTCAATTCTTGATGTCTACATGGAACATGTGCAGGAGGGTGTCACAAGAGACAAAATTCAATCTCTCATGAGCAATGAGACATGGTTCGACAGTAAGAAGATACAACAGTATTTCAATGTTGAAATCGAGGAAAAGGCAGCAGTTGCAGCGTGTGCATCTGACTTTTTCGAGAAATACAACAATATTCCGGAGGCACTCAAGGGAATCGACACAAAGGACATTGTCGATGCGGTAATTGCGGAATTGGAAAACCGGAACAATGCAGCAGCAGAGGCAGAGAAACAGAGAATCGAGGCAGAAAAGCAGCAGATTCTTGATGATTTATACCTTTATGGTATGTAAGAAATGGAGGACAGAAAGTCATGAATAAGGAATTACAGAAGTTATTAAAGCAGATTAACGACAAGAAAAATGAAGTCAAGAGCCTTGTGAACGATGGAAAACTCGACAAGGCAAGAGCAGCAAAGGAGGAACTCGTAGAATTACAGAACAGATTCGACCTCCTCTATGATTTGGACGAGGACGAGCAGGACGGCATCGAGAACAAGGTCAAGGATGGAACTGCAAAGCAGGTCGGCGGGGATGTCAAGCCGGACAAAAAGAACATCGTGAAATCATTTGTCAACATTGTCAAAGCCGGATTCCTGCACAAAGAGGCAGACGAGGCAGACATCAAGGTGTACAAGGATGCACTCACATCCGACACAACCGCAGGAAGTGAGGGAGAGGTCGGAATCGGCGTGACAATTCCGGAGGACATCAGAACAGACATCATCGAGTTGCGTCGTTCATCCGACAACCTTGAACAGTATGTCAATGTCGAGGGCGTAACAACTAAGACAGGAACACGAAACATTGAGGTTGATGCAGAATCAACACCATTTGACAATGTTGACGAGGCTGCGGATTTTCCGGAGATGGACGAACCGGAATTTTTACCGATTGAGTACAAGGTAAAGAAAAAGGGTGGAATCCTCAAGATGACAGCAGAGTTACTTGAGGACACAGCATCCAACATCATGGCATACATCAACAAATGGATTGCCAAGAAAACAAAGGCAACCCGTAACGCAATGATTCTCAAGGTACTCAACGAGATGACAAAAGGGAAAGAGGTCACAGTCGAGAACCTTGACAGCCTCAAGGACATTTTCAATGAGCAGTTAGACCCTGCAATCGCTGACAATGCAGTTGTTATCACAAATCAGAGCGGTTTCAACTACCTTGACAAGTTAAAGGATAAAGACGGCAACTATATTTTACAGAAAGACCCGACACAGCAGACAAAGGGAAAGATGCTTTTCGGTGAATATCCTATCATCAAATTATCAAAGAAAACTCTTGCATCCGAGAAGATTATGAACACCGATGGTCACACAATCGACGGGTACAAGCATCCTATTTTCTGCGGTGACTTAAAAGAGGCAGTCACACTCTTTGACAGAAACGTCCTCACAATCGACCTCAATGACAAAGGTGCGGGTTTATGGGATAAGGACATGACCGGAATCAAGGTGCGTGACCGATTCGATGTGCAGCCTGTTGACAAGGGAGCAGTCATCAAGGGTCAGATTACAGAAGTTATCAACGGGTAATATGGCAGCAGGGCGGTGAATCCGTCCTGCTATTGAAAGCAGGTGAGAACATGACGGATGAAGAAAAAGAGAAGTACAGAGGCGGTCTGATTGCTACATGCAAGACATATTGTCACATCGACTATGATGACGACATCGAAATCCTTGAATTGATGCTTGACACGACACTGGATGAAATGACGGAACTGATTCGGAATTTCGACCGGAACAACCTCACAAGCCGTCAAAAACTGCTTGCATTTATGTCCGTGAAAGAACTGTACGACAACCGTGACAAGTACCGGAGCGACACGAAAACGCTATCCGCTGCCGTTTCCTCCATGCTATTGAAAGAAATATACGGAGGTGCAGCAGAATGACAGGCAGAATCAAGATAATTCGCAAGACAACAAGTGTTGTTGACGGTAGACGACAGCAGGAGGAAAAGGAGTTTTTCTCATGTTGGTGTGATGTCAAGAGTTTGGGAACAAATGAAAAATACAATGCGTTGCAGATAGGTCTTGAGAACACAATCATGTTTGAAACGAGAGCCTGCGACAAGATGGAGGAAATCAGATTGAATCTGAAAGAGTTCTACGCAGTATATAAAGGCGTTGAGTTCAAGATATATGATGCGTGTCCGATGTTCACAGACGACAGGAAATATCAGTTGAAATGTAGAGCGGGAGCATAGTGTCATAATCTGACACCGGAGGTGATGCAGTGAAAATCGAAATGGAATTTCAAGGTTTGAAAGAACTCATGAAAGCATTTGAGGACGCAGCAAGCGACGAGGACATAAAAGAGGTCAATCAAAAGATTGTAAAGCAAAGCGAACCAGTTGTGAAAAACATCATGTCCGGCAAAATTCCGAAATCGGCAGACATCAAATTATCCGGTAGAGGTTTCGGTTCAAAGTCATCCGTGACATCACATGCAGCGGACAGCATACCGATGGGAGCAGTCAAAATGAAAGACACAGGAGCAACAGCAGATGTCGGATGGGAAAAGTCGGACAATAGCGAACACTTTTATGTGAAATTCATAAACTGGGGAACTATCTATCAACCGCCTCAAGAATTTATTTACGCAACAGGGCGTGAGGCAGATGCGGAACTGCAAAAAATCGCAGAACAGGAATATCAATCCTATTTAGACAACACATTGAAATGAGGTGAGAGCATGAGCAGCAGTCCGGACATCATCAAAGATGCATCCGACGCATTGAGACCTATATCAGACAGAGGAATCACTGTGATGCAAGGGTGGTATGACAAAGACATCCATGACAGACATGTGACATTGTGGGATTTGGGAGAAAATGACGAGAATTTTTCGGACGACAATGCAGAGGGAGTGACGTTGTCATTGCAGGTCACTATATTTTCGGAAAATGACGAGGTTGAACTGGCAAGGGAAATCAAGTCACTCATGAAAGAAAATAATTTTTCGTTTGATGGCAGGAACGGAGACGATTCCAAGCCGGAGGACGGAATCTATATGAAAGCACAAAGGTTTTCAAAGTTTTATGAAATGGAGGAATAGACATGAGCGAAACAGTAACACAGGTTAGCGAGACAGAACAGAAGATTGTTAGAAGTAGAACTTGCGGTTGTAGAGATTTCTACATCGCAAAACTCACACAGAACGATGCAAAAGCATACGTTGCAGAAACTCCGGTCAAACTGGCAAGAGCAATCAAAGCAAAGGTTGACGAAAAGTGGAGTTCTGAAAAGATTTACTCTGACGATGGAACAGAGGAAGTCATCAATTCCTATGAGGGAACAGAAATCGAACTTGAGGTCAATGCACTTGCACCACAGGACAGGCAGATTCTTTTCGGTCAGTTATACGAGAACGGTTTTCTTGTAAAGACTGCGGATGACAAAGCACCGGAGGTCGCTGTCGGATGGAGAGAAAGAAAACTCAACGGAAAGTATGATTTCAAATGGTTATACGCCGGAAAGTTTGCAGAGGGCATCAGTGAGGAGGCGAGCACAAAAGAGGGCAAATTGTCTCCGACAACAAAGAGCATCAAGGGTTCATTCTATGAGAGAAGTCTTGACAATGCGTATGAGATTTCGGTCGACGAATCAAACCTCGTTTCCGGAGACACAAAGGCAGCAGAGGCAATCAAGGCATGGTTCAGCAAAGTGCAGGAGAAAAACGGCGGTTTAGGCTAATAAGAGGGCATATAACAGGAGGATAAATCATGAAAAGAAAAATTATAGTCAATAACAAAGAGTTTACAATGCCGAAAATGTCAATCGACACATACACGGAATATCTCGAACTTGCAGAGGTTATCGACGCAAAACAGAGATATTCAAAGCAGGACATTGAGGCGATGGGTCTTTTTATCTGCAAAGCATACGGAGACCAGTTCACCGTTGAGGAATTAAAGAATCCGGAGACCGGACTTGATGCAGCAGGTTTGATTCTTGAGTTCCAGTTCATCGACATGGGAATTGCAGACGAACTCACCAAGAGAATGGAGAACATCGAGAAAAATTTTCAGAGTGGCAAGTGATACCGGAAATCGAGGTCACTTGCAGAGGGAAAAGATATTTTATCAACTCCATAACAGTGGAGCAGTACAAAAAATATGTCAGTCTCATGGAGAAAAACAGCACGGAAAAGATTTCCGGAGTGATGTTTTTTAATACAAAGATAATGCAGGAGTTGTTCGAGAATGAATTGACACTTGCGGAAATCGGGGAGATTGATGCGATTGATTTTCTAACGGCAATCAAGACGGTTCATTTTGTGATGCAGAACATAATTGCAGAGAAACTATTGAACATTGTCGAGGTTGAACAGGTGGAGAAAGAAAAGTCCGCATTTGACGAATACGACCGTGAAAACGGATATGAGGACGAGCCGGAAGAACCGGAGGAAAATCAATGGAAAGTCTGCGGGGAGATTGTCGACCGTGTTGTAAAAATTGCGATTCGGCTTTTGAAAAACTCATACAGTCAGTGCATGAAAGAAAACATTGTCACGTTGTTGGAATACTTGCGTTTTGAATTAGACACAATCAACGAAAATCAGTAAGAGAGGAGGCGACCGAATGGCTTATACAAGCGTCAAAATATCGGCAGATTCGAGCAGTTATCAATCACAAATGAAATCGGCAGCATCGCAGATGAAAGTCTTGTCTGCGGAATATACGACGGCAGCGACGAAAGCAAAGTTGTTCGGGTCAGAAACAGACAGCCTCAAGGCAAAAGCCGAATCGCTCACTCAAAAAATCACGGTGCAAAAGAACATCGTGCAGTTGAACAGTGAGCAGCAGGAGAAGTTGACAAAGAAACTGTCAGACCAAAAGACAAAGCAGGAGGAACTCAAAACAAAGATTGATGCTGCGAAAGAGGCTTATGAGAAATCAACGGCAGAGACCGGAAAGAACTCCGAGCAGTCAAAAGCACTCAAGGATGAACTCGACAAGTTAGAGAAAGAGTTCACCGCAAATGAGACAGCAATCGGAAAGACAGAGACCGCACTTGCAAATCAGACGGTAAAGACGGAAAAGTCAAAGACTGCCCTCATGAACATGGAGGCAGAACTGAAAAATGTTAATGACCAGCTAAAAGATAATAAACTTGAAAAATTTGCGACCGCTTGCGATACAGCGGGAACAAAGATGGAAAGTTTCGGAAAGAAAATGTCAGTTGTCTCTGCCGGAATTGCGGGTATTGGTGCAGCATCAATCAAAGCATTCACGGAACTCGACGAGGGTTATGACACAATAGTGACAAAGACCGGAGCAACCGGAGAGGCACTTGAGGGATTGACAAAGTCTGCGGATAATGTTTTCGGAACAATGCCGGAGGATATGTCAACGGTAGGAGAGGCAATCGGAGAAGTCAACACAAGATTCCATACAACCGGAACGGAACTTGAAAAGACCTCTAAACAGTTCATACAGTTTGCAACAATCAACGGAACAAACGTCACACAGTCAGTTGACCAAGTTGACAAAATCATGAAAGCGTGGAACGTCGATGCATCACAGACGGGAAATCTATTAGGATTGCTCACGGCAAAGGCACAGGAAACCGGAATCTCTGTTGATACATTAGAGGGATATGTCCTCGACAACAACGCACAATTCAAAGAAATGGGATTGTCATTGCCTCAAGCAATCAATTTGATGGCTCAATTCGACGCAAACGGTGTTGATTCAACTCAAGCAATGGCGGGTCTAAAAAAAGCATTGCAGAACGCCACATCAGAGGGAAAATCAATGGACGAGGCGTTGTCAGATACTATCGGCAGCATCAAGAACGCAAAGACAGAGACCGAGGCGATGCAGATTGCAACGGAATTGTTTGGAAAAAAAGGTGCTGCGGAAATGACAAAGGCAATTCGTGAGAACAGAATTGACCTCACCAGTCTTTCGTCATCAATGGAGGAATACGGTTCAACAGTCGAGGACACATACAACGGAACACTCGACCCGATTGACAATGCAAAGGTTGCGATGAACAACGCAAAACTGGCGTTGTCGACACTGGCATCCACAGCACAGACATCCGCAGCACCTATGATTGAAAAATTGACCGGAAAGATTCAAGAGTTGACACAATGGTTCACGTCGCTCTCTCCGGCACAGCAAGAAACAGTTCTCAAAGTTGGTCTTGTGGTCGCTGCTATCGGTCCGTTGTCAATCGGATTCGGAAAAGTGGCAAAGGGAATCTCTGACACGGTAACGACCGGACAGAAATTTGTGTCCGGAGCTGCAAAGATAATCGCAAAGATTACGGCAAAGACAGCAGCCACGGCAGCAGGAACGGCAGCAGATACGGCAGGGCTCCCGTGATGGTCTCTTTGATTGCATTGAATTTTTCTTTGCAGCTCCGGACCAGCCACAACAGCAGCCACGGCAACAACCGGAGGAATGACAGTGGCACAAACGGCACTCAATGCAGTTATGAACTTGTGTCCGATTATTTTGATTGTGACACTGATTGCCGGACTGATTGCAGCAGGTGTCGCCCTATATAAAAACTGGGATAAGGTCAAAGAAAAACTGTCCGAATTGTGGGGCAACATCAAAGAAAAATTCAATGCAATCAAAGAGACCATCACGGGAGCATTCACGAAAGCAAAAGAGGCGGTCACGAATAAGGTCAAGGAAATCGGTGACAACATAAAAAATAGCACAATAGGACAAGCTGCATCGAAAGTATTCAACGGCGTAAAGGACACGGTTCATAATGTCATGTCGGCAGCGACCGAAACGGCAAAGGAAAAACTGGGGAACATGAAAACCGCCTATGAAGAAAACGGAGGCGGTATCAAAGGCGTTGTTGCTGCCGGATGGGAGGGAATCAAAGGATATTATTCAGCAGGATTCACATTCGTTGATAATTTATCCGGAGGGAAACTCTCTGAAATCAAATCAAAATTCTCTGAAAAGACATCGGAAATCAAAACAAAGGTTTCCGAGGGTTGGGAGAACATGAAAACCACCGTCACCACAAAAATGACGGAATGGAAAACCAACGCATCAAACAAACTGAATGAAATAAAGACGAATTTCTCAACAAAGGTTTCAGACATCAAGTCAAATGTTTCAACAGGTTGGGAGAACATGAAAACCACCGTCACCACAAAAATGACGGAATGGAAAAATAATGCATCGAATAAATTGACGGAAATCAAATCCGGATTTTCCTCAAAGGTTTCGGAGATAAAAACGAAATGGTCGACGGATTTCACGAACATAAAGGACAAGGCAACCTCACTCATGGAGACAGCAAAGTCCAATGTTTCAACGAAACTCAATAATATGAAATCCGCATACAGTGAAAAAGGCGGGGGAATCAAGGGAATCGTGTCTGCTACGTTCACAGGCGTAAAGGACACAATGAACTCTCTCATGAGTACGGCGAACACTCTGACAGGCGGGAAACTTGACAGCATCAAATCGGCGTTCTCAAGCAAATTAGCGAGTGCAAAATCGACCGCATCGTCTGCGATGGAGAATATCAAATCATCATTCTCCTCAAAGATGGAATCCGCACACGGAGCGGTGACAGGTGCATTGTCAAGAATCAAATCGGCGTTCAATTTCAAATGGTCATTGCCACATTTGAACTTGCCACACATCAGCGTGTCCGGAGGCGTTGCACCGTTCGGAATTGGAGGAAAAGGTTCACTCCCGTCATTCTCGATTCAGTGGTACAAATCCGGTGGTATTATGACAAATCCGACCGTGTTCGGAATCAACGGCAACAGCCTCATGGTAGGAGGCGAGGCGGGCTGCTTTGCATCATATTTTCTGATGTCTATTCCGTTTAT